GTAAAACCACGAAGCAATATGTGCTAATTGGGTTGATGCTTCGCTTGACAAAATATCGTCAAGCACCACGATGTCAGGGTGCGCGCCACGCACAGCCTTGCCGACTGACATAGCCGATATGGATGATTTGTTTGTCATTTTGAATTTCTGTTTTGCCCATCCTCGTGCGGGTTTCAAATGCGAAAGCACAGGATTTGATTCAATCAATTCGTTCATTTTAGCCATGTGTTCAATAGACTGATGCTGACTGTGTGAAAAGAATAGGACTTCTGTGCCGGGATTATAAGCCATTTTCCATAGCAAATAGACTCGGTAAAACACGGACTTGCCGTGGTCACGAGAAGCGATTACGCAGGTTTTGTTGTGTTCCTCCGACATGGCGAACCATTCTTCGTGAAAGTCGGCTAACTGATAGCCTTCCTCTTTGCCACAAATGTCCTCAAAAAAGAATTTGAAATCCCTGCGCCCCATTTCCCAATCCACTTTATTGGCGAGGTCAAGGACACCTGCTGACACGAGGCATCACCTATACCCAACCATTCGGCAACAGTGAATAATTGACATTCGCATCGTTTTCTTTCAGCAATTGCTGACGCATACCACTTGGTAGTAGTGAAAGGTCATCGTTGCTATTGTTGAAGGTATCACCAAACAAATCATTCATTTCATCCATGAATTGAGGATGCACTCTTTCAACCTCATCGCCGTAATTTTTAAGATGGCTGATAGCCTCCGCCTTACCTTCTTGTGCATCAAGAATCAATTCCCCCACCTCTTCACTTGACATAGAACGGATTGGCTTTAGTGCTTCGGTTTTTGCTTCAACCTTGTTTTTATTGCGATTGGCTTTGCGCTCTTGTGCCGCTTCAATCGTTGCCGTGTCGTCCTTTGGCTTCACGGATTCCGTCTGTTCTTCACCATTAAACAGTGTCGTTTGTTTTGCCGTTGGTGGTTGCTTGGTGGTCTGTTCCTCAACCTGTGGTTCGGGCTTCTTTACAGACTCGGTATTTTCTTGAGGCTGACCGAACCCTGAATCCCTAATTGCTTCAAGCATAGCCCTTCCCATAGCGGTTTCATTTTCATCCAACGCACCTCTCGTTTCGCCCGCTTCGGGCAAATCGGTTTGTGGTGCAGGAGTGCGCTCAGCCTCAACCTTATCGGCGGCTTTGTTTCGCTTGTCTCGTTCTGCTCGGCGTTTTGGCGAAGGCAATTCATGCACTTGGGGGTCACGGCGATCTTCTCTCATCGTGATTGGAGATCGCATACCCTTTCGTGAGCCGCCTCGTGGAGGTTTAGCCCCTGTGCTTTCAGGCAACATGAAACGCTCTTGCACCTCACGCGCCTCCAATGCAGTGGGGACTCCGCCTTGTGGTTGTTCAGCCATTTCACGCTTAGGGATAGGGGTTTCTTGTGCTTCACGCTTTTGATTTGGATTCAGTGTTTCACCACCAAGCATTTGGTTTGCTTCATCAAGACTCGGTTGAGTCTGTTCTTTCATTTTAGGGAATTGGGGGATATTGCCCGATTGTTGCATTTCTTCCCATAGGCTAAACGCCTCATCCTCAGTCATGTCGCCTCGCTCAACGAAGCGTTCCATAGCCTCAGCGTATTCCTTGCGTTTATCGCTCACTTGTTGGTATTTTTCGTTGGCGGCGGTGTCCTGCCTGTCGCCAAGGTCGCCTGTTGTTCTTCGATCCAATTTGGGCATAGGACTACCCTGCTTAACATCAGCCGATGAAAGAGGGGTCACTCCTTCTTCTCGTGGCTCTTTGCCCCTTCTTCGCTCATTCACTTCACTCAAAAGAGAACGGTAATCCGAATCAGGGACGAGTGTTTGAACAGCCGACACAAATCGATCATCACTTGGCCCACCGAAATTTTTTGCTCTTTGACTTGCACTCATGTCGCCTCGCATGGTTGGCGGGAGGCTTCGTGTGCGTTTCGTTTCAACAGGTGCGGATGATGCAGGTGCGGGTGCAGGAGGTTGCTCGGTATTGATGTCCTCACGCATTGGGACTTCTTCGGCTTCAAGCGGTCTGTCAGCACCGCCCCCTTGACCGAATCCACTCGGCCCTAACTCAGCCATTGTGGTTGGTTGCCCACTCGCTCTTGTCGTGCGCGTTGAGCCTGTGACATCGCCTAATGCTTGACCGAATGGATCAACAAAGCCATCATCACTATTTGATGGTGTATTATTTGTCGGTAAAGGAATGTTGTTCATTGGTCTTTGTCCCAATCCTTGCCCGCCCATTCCTTGTAGGGTATTTGACACGCTTTGCCGAGGTTGGTTTCTGTTTGCATTAAATGAATCCTTCATTCGTTGCATAAAACCGGGTCGTTGTTGGCGTGCTTGCATGGCTCGCATTTGATCTTCAAAGCCCTTCGTTAAATCCCAAGCCATTGAAAATGCTGTGTCCTTTGTGATGACTTGACGGGGCTGACTCTTCCCCAACATTTCGGCACGAGCCTTGATGAGCAAATCGTCAAATCTATCCATGTCAATCACTTCCTATATCGCAGGTAATCCATGCCTTTGTAAATACGGTCAGCGGAGTCAAGCATACCGATGTTCCAAAATGGTCGGCTTGCTGTCACCAATGTGGGGTCGGGGTCGGTAGGCTTAGGGACTTCTTCATCCGCACCCGGCAAAGGCACACTTCGTGCTTCTTCCGCACCCGGCAAAGGCACTCGTGCCGCGCCCGCAGGTGCGGCAGGTGCGGGAGGTGCAGGTGGTGCGCCCGCAGGTGCAGGTGGTGCAGGTGCTTGAGGCTGTTGCGGTTGCTGTCCCATTTGTGCTAATTGACCCATAGCCTGTTGCTGTTGTTTGTTGGCCGCACGATTTTGCATGAAATTGCTGACACCACGAACCGCACCGGGTATTCCACCCAACGCTATGTTCATCATAGGGTTTTGTTGAAATGACCCAAAACCACCCTGTGCTTTCGGCTTACCTTGAGCCTGTTGAGCGAGCAATTGGGCGTGCTGTTGAGCGTAGGCGTTGTCGCCCCCGCCCATTTGCCCTCCAGCCTGTTGTAATTGTTGTTGCCCTTGCATCAAACCACCAACCATTTGATTGGCTTGGTTTTGGCTACGCAATCCCTTTCGTTGAGCCAACACTGCGTTTTGATAGCCTTGTTTTCCTCCCGTAGCACCGGGCGACAATCCTTGAACCTGAGCATCCACTTGTCCTTGTTCAGTCGGATCCAATTGTCCATATTGGCGACCTGCTTTGAATTTAGCATATTGGTCGCCAATCATTTGCCCAAGACCCTTTTCCAAATCCTCGCGCTCACGAATCATCCTCGCTCGTGCGAGCCTGTCAATACCAATGCTTCTGTTATTCATTCAAATGCCACCTTTACCAATTGAAACAATTCATAGTCCACGCCCATTGATTTGGATATTTCCTCCCAATGACCCCGACTGTTGAGAATCGTGATAACATCGGTTGGAGGGATGTTATAGCGTGATGCCATCTCTCCTATATCGTTTGTGCTATGTGATGAAAATGTGTGGGTGGGCATTGACTTGACAATCACATCATTATTGAGTGCGATTTCTCGTTGGACTTGTTCAAGAGCGTGAGCAATTTCCTCTTTGCCGATGAGGTTCATAAAGCCCGCCGCACCTCTTCCAAGCGCGTCAGCAAGTCTTTCGCTCATCCCTCTCCAACCCGGCAGATATTTTTGGTTCATCTCCGCTTGTTGTTCGGGAGGTTGCGTTAGTGTATCAACATTGAGGTCGGCGGGTGGCATTTGCGGAGGAACAGCGGGCTGACGCTGTTGCGGGGGATGCGGTGGTTGTTGCGGTGGTTGGTGAATGGGTGGTGCGGGTGGCGGTTCTTGCACAGGCACAGGCGGTGCGGGTTGTTCAACACGAACAGGAGGTGCTTGTGGTTGCACCTGCCTCTCCACCGCAGGTTGTTCGGGCGGTGCTTGTGGCACTTGTGCGCCACGCATATCGGGGCGAATCAATTGCGAGGGGTCTTTGATATGTTCAGGCACAATGCCGGGATTCTGTTGGTTGATATAGCGAATAATCCCATCAACCAACCTATCCTCACGCCTTTTCCCTTGACCTATTTGCATGGCATCGTCAAAGGTGAAGTCATCGGGCAATTGATAATGCTCTTTGAATTTGCCAAAAATTTGCTGACCGTAATAACCGAAATTGTTCCTCGCTTGGTCAAGAAGGCTGACACCCCGTTTGCTTTGCCAATGGTCGTCAGGGAGGTAATTGACATATTGCCCCGCATTCGCCATTTGGTTCTGTTGTTCAACCGCCGCCTGTGCCGCATCCGCTTCTTGAGGTTGGTGGGGCGAGGTGTTGCGGATGTTGTATGAGCGTGATAGTGGACTCATTTGATGAGGCATATATTGAGCCAAAACAGGATGGGAAGCCCAAAATTGCTTCACCATTTCGGGCGTGAGGTTATCACGATTGTAGCCTTGTTTAGCCAAATTGTCCATCATGTCGTAAATGTGTTTGCTCGCTTCGTGAGTGATGAACACACTGTTGGGTTGAACACGGTGGGATTCAATGTATTCTCGTGTTTTGCGCCCCCCACGCATTTGTTGAAGCCCCTCGTGATACGGGCGATTCCACGACTCAGCGAATTTGTTTTCTTGATCGCGATTGCCGATTCGCAATTTACGCTGTCCAAATTGGTCGTATTCCCACGGTGAGTCTTTGTTCTGCGCGCCCCAAACACCTTCACGCCATTCACTGTTTAGCACAGTCCTTCCCATATCACTTTCAAATGGTGCAGGTAATGGTTCAGGGATTTTGCTTGGGTCTTTGCCTGTTGCGAGCAATTCAGCGCGCTTTGCTTCCCAAATGCGATTTTGAGAATTAACGGCGGCGTTAATCGTTCCCGCCCCCGCACTGATGGCTTTTTGCACAGCCTGTTGGTAAAGCCCTTCTTGACCCGCTTGTGGCCCGGCATGGATAATTGCCGCAGTGGTTGCATCCACAGCACCTTGATAAATTGCCTCCCAAACAGCATCCGCTTCAACGCCTGATAGTGAACCACCACCAATGTCATCCATTGGTCGTGGGAATGCTTCAAGTCCGTTTTGTCCTGTCATCCCAACCAATTGGTCTATGAGGGCATTGAAATCGTAATGACCCTCGCCCTTGATAATCAAACAGGTATCAAGAATAGCCCAAGGATTGCTTGACAGAATCATCGCTTCCCCACCACACCCGTCACCAAAGGAATAGAAGTGTCCCCAAAGCGATATGCCGATTTATCCTCTTCGCGCATAAGACTTTCATCGCCCGGTGCTGATGCTCGCTCAGGACTCGCTTGATTGCCACGCTTTGCGTTTTCATCAAACACAGGAGGGGATTTTTTCAAACCCTCAATGATTTTCACCAATTTTTCCAATTGGCGTTTCAAGTCGTTAATTTCCAAACGGGTGAGTCCCTTTGCTTTCATCAATGGTTCGGCGGATAATGGGTCGTGCATCAATGAACCCGTTGCCATAGCACCTTTAGACGGCTTGAATTGACTTAGGCTTGTTCCTTTTGGTGCTGAAACACCCATCTTTGTGCCACTTGGATTCATACCGATGGTTTGGATTTTTCCCTGCAAACCCGAAGTGTCACGGTGAACGGTAATGTCACGGGGTAAAGCACCCTGTTGCCTTCGCATTTTTTCGTTAGCCAATTTTCGTTGATAGGCAATTGGATCGCGAAGGCGTAGCGGAATACCTGCCGCACGAGGATTGCCTGAAAACATCCTTCGCTCGCTGAATGCTTGACGCTTGGTTTCACGGTCAATGTTCTGTTCAGCCGATGCCGCCCTTCGTGCCGTTTTACCTTTGATGTCACGGCTCGCTTCTTTTTTGCCCCGCTTCATTTCACGCTTTCGTTCACGCTTCTTTTTGCCTTTGGATTTACGCTCATCCTCATCGGATTCTTCATCCTCATCATATTTGCGACCCTTTTTTTTTCGTCGGGCTTTGATAATGTCGGAGGTCAATAATGGGTCAGCGGATGCGTTCTTTTCCTGCCACACCTGTTCCATGAGGTGTGGTAAGCCTGTGACATCACCACGACTTTCATCATCAATAATTGAATCGGGAGGTGTGGGGAAAAACATTCTCACATCGTCACGCGCAAATCCGCCCCCTCGCCTAAATTCATCCATGACAGTCTTGGCTTCATTGGGCAATTGTTCCAAGAATGCACGCATATCCTCAATGTTGTCGGGCAGATCTTCAAGGTCAATACCTGCCGATATTTTGCCTCCTGTCAATCTTCCCATGTTTGGATTGTCGGGTTCAGGGACAATTTTTGCCGCCGAAGCCGAAGCAAAAGGCACACCTTCTCTCCATTGTCGCTCTCCCTCTTCCTGTAAATCCCCAATCAATTGTTCGTGAGCAAAGTCCTTTCCTTCTTCGGGTGTGATTTTGATGATAGACCCCCAAACATTTTCAAAAATGTCGTGGCTACGACCAAAGAGCAAACCCGGCCCTTCACGCATGACAGGACTGATTTGCGCCCCTGTGCTTGCTGACAAACCACCGGGCAAACCCATGTCCACGCCTGTGCGTGCCTCAGCGAGCATATCCTCGTCTTTGGTTTGAGGTGTTGATGCGAGCGTATCAGCAATTTCTTCAGGCTTAATTGAAATGTGAGGCAAATCACCCTCCATTTCCTTGAGTGCCTTTTCCCTCCGTTTCATCGGACTTAACTGATCGCGGAACGATTGTGATTCTCCACCTTCACGGCTATGATGAGCCAAGCCATCAGCATCCTCATTTGGGTTCACATCATAGTCGCCCATCATTTCGCGCCCATTGAAGCCCCCTGTGAATTCTTGAACCCGTATGGATTCTTCATTCACATTTCTTCGGGGGTTGGCTACGGGCATGGTGTCACCTCAATGATTGATAGGTTTAGAGCAAAACGGACATTCTTCCTTGCCTTCTGTTAATTTATCGTAGTCAAGAGGCTCAATATCAAAATCACGCTCTTGATAGGCTTCATCAATGTTAGGCCCATAACGGTCAAAATCGCTATATGTGTCTATTGTCACATCACCAATGTCTTGACCGCAAAGAGGACAATCACCACCTGTGGTGTGCAAATTCTCCATGCCCTCAATGTCCAAATCCTTGATGCGTTCCATGTAGCCACATTCCCCACAAGCGAAATTCAATCGCCCGTTTTCTTCTTGAATAATCAAACCACGCCCATTACATTCGGGGCATTCGTGATCGGAAACGGGTCTTGGCTCATTTTTTACCAAAGACCAACCCATAGCAAACGCCTTAGCCATTCCTTGATGGCTCGCGCAATATTGTCCTTGTGCATCAACCTTAGCCAAGCACATAGAATGAGCGCAGGTTGGGTAGGTTATGAACCGTTTTTTTTCAACGGATTTCTTCAAATCCTTGTCTTTATAGCAGGGGCATTTTGGCTCACTCTTAGAGCAATTCATTACGCCCTTTTTCATACACGCGCATGGGCTTGACTTTGTAGCCCCACAACAACATGACTCACGCTTCAACAATTCCACCTCTTGAGTGCCGCACCCTTTGGTGTCAATTTACCACCTTTGCTCGTTGGCCCTTTCACCCCGCCCATCCGAGCGCAAAAGGACTTTCGCCTCTTGGCTTTCTTTGAACCGGGTTTGAGTGTTGATGGTTTTTCAGTGACAGGCGGTTTTAGGTTTGCGCCTTCTTCACGCTTGAATTTTGCACGCCCTTTTGCGTTCAATCCACCTTCACGACTGTGGCGATTGGGGTTGTAGCCGTGAAACGGCTTATCGGACTCTTTGCTCAACAACGCCTTCGCCAATGTGTCGCAGGTGTCACAATCACACGCTGATTTTTTTGTGTCACTTGGCACACAATTCGGGACTTTTTTGCCCCGCTTGGTTTTCATGCCCACTTGTTCGTAGCCATCCCAACACGGATCCTCTTTGGCGAATTCCCATCCAACCAAAAATGCCCCATCACCAATTGCCATCATCATCGTTGCCCCCTAAATTTGTTGTAGGTTGCCGCCACTTTCAAGGGCAACGAGGAATACCACTTGGCTAATTTCGGTGTAGCCGAATAGGAACGCACCATCGGCTTGAAGGCTTCATCAATTGCTTTAAGCAAATCATCAGCCTCTTTTCGTGAAACCATCGGCAAAGGTTGTGCTAAATCGCTGAAAGCCATACGCATGACGATAATTGCCCCGTATGCCTCTTCCGCATATGTTGTGTGGGTTTCCATGCCAAAGGCATCCAATCCCTTTTCCCACAAACGCACCGTTTCTTCCAATGCGTCACAAAGCGTGGAGGTTTGTTCTATGGACACGATGTTGCTTGGGGTTTCCAAGAGCGACCCATATTCCGTGTTTTTTAACATGAGGGCAGGAATCGTTTGATAATCTCTATCCCTATTATTCATCACCAAGCACCCCCGCATCAGCCAAAGCCTTTCGCATCATTCGCCATTCGTCAGGCGACTTCTCGCTAAAGTGAGCCTGTATAACGGTCAGCACATTAACCTGTTGTGAATTTTCAATGTTCTCGGCTGTGCTTAGGTGTTTCGCCAAGTCGCCAAGCGTATCACGGACTTCACGATGCAATTTCACCGCCGCATCCAATCCTTTGTAGTCAAGCATTCCTGTTTCTTCTCGTTCCGCTTGCATCAAATTGAGGTGATCGTTGAACAAGCCATTCAAGCGTTGAAGGTTATTATCGGTTTGGCGGATTGCATCGGCCACGCTTGTGATAGCCATTGGCAACGCTTCAATTGCCGCCTGTCGTTGAATGACAGGCTGAGTGTGATTTTCCATGTGGTGTGATAAAGCACTTGAAGAAACCTCCAAATCCTCAGCCATTTGGTCTATGTCAATCAAACGCTCAAGGATGGCGACTTCAATGTTGGCTCGCTCAGGGTGTGTGCAAAGGGGGCAATCGCTATTGCTGTTGTTGTGGTATTCTCCCGAATGTCGCCTCATGTGCCTGTGAGCCGTTCCTTCGGCCCAATCCTGATTACGATCCATGTCTTGAACATCAATCAGCCCAATGCGGATGTTTTGTTCCATCATGTCACGACTTGGATGCAAACAGAAAGGGCAATTGCGCCTTGTCTGACGACCCACCATGCTTTATGCGAAGGCATTCTCATTTATTTGGTTGCCGATGGTGATAGCAATATCCATTATGGATAGCCTCTTTACGACACGGCTCACCCGCCCTTGTCACGCCTTTACAACGGTCACTATCAAGGAATTCCTTTTTGACAACGACCTTTTCTTGTAGTGGTTGGGATTTTAGAGGCTGTTCCACCGTTTGAGGTTGCCATTGACTCCTGTTCGCCTCAATACCGAAAGGAAGAATATTGACGCACAGCCACCGTGAAAGTGAATAACATTCCAAAGAAAAAGCCCATGATTTGACTCGTGGACATTTCAGGGCCTTTCCACACCATAATCAAAAATCCCACAAGGATAAATGAAATGATGAAGATCATGGTTGCACTTTCAACGAGCATTTTTTGCGGGCTTAGCAAATTGACACTCGCACTCGCCCAATTGATTTCAGCCTCTTTGTTTCGTTCTTCCGCCATTTATCACACCTCACAAAAGTGCCGTTCCACCGATGGCCGCACCTGTTTTCATCATGTTGCCCATACCGCCTTGTTGTTGGACTTGATTACCAAGCATACCACCAAGAAGGCTTCCAAAGAAACCGGGTTGATTCTGTTGCATCATCCCGCCCCCTTGTTGATGAGCCATGAGGAACATTTGCATTTGCTGTTGGTTTTGGTTGAGGATTTGCTGTGCTTGGGATTGAACCTTTTGAAGCGTCAAAGCCAAATTTTCACTTGAAAGGGTTTGTAATTGGGAAGGCATTGTTCCCGCATCCAATTTGATAGCATCACCTTCTTGTTTGAAATTGACACTTGAAAAGAAGTCTTTCATGCACATAAGCATAATTTCACCCATCAATTCCATGAGCATCGGCAAATTTTGCGATACAATGAACATGGACATTGGGTCATACATTTGAAGCATTTTAGAGGTTGCTATCACAGGGTCGTTTGCCGCCTGTTGCATCATTGGATTTTGGGATTGCATCATCATCATGGTTGGATCCATGCCGTAGCCACCCATGCCCATGTTGCCCATGCCCATGCCCATGCCCATGCCCATCATGTTAGACTGTCCCATTTGCCCACCACCAAAAGTGGTCGTGCTATCTGTTTTATTTCCTCCAAACAATCCCATATTATCACCTATTGTGCGACCATTTTTTCCTGCATCATCGCTGTATTCACTTGTTGTGGTGTGATGCCCACCATTTGCTGTTGTTGAGCAATTTGTTCCATTTGTAAGGCTCGCAAATCAAAAGTCACCGTCACCAAATCCGCTACACCCGAAACAGGATTAGGATGTTGGGTTAAAGTCACTCCCTTTGAATGTTGTGCGTCTTGTTGAATCATGTTGAAAAATTCAGCGTATTTCAACAATGATTCAGGGGTTGAACGGTTCTGTGCCTTTGACGACCCCGAAAAGCCCGGCACACGCATGAAGCGCGTTCCCTTTGATACCTTTGAGAATCCTTCTTCTTCAAGAGTGTGTTCTTCAATCATGCACCGAAGGGTGTGGTAAATGTGCAAATGTGCAGGGCAAAGCGTGCTTGACATTTCATCCCCGTGATCGCCATGCGTGCGTGCATGAGGCTTTCGTGCTTGTTGAGTGTCCTCATCAAACCAATAAATGTCAGCCAATGACAATCCTGTTCGCTCATCGTTAATGTGGTGATAAGCATTATCCCCCTCAAGGAAACGCCTCACATCCACACCACAACAGGCGCACTCGTGTGCCGCATTGTAGCGATACACCTTGAATAAACCCAAATTGTAATTTGGTGGTCGGAGAGCCTTGCGAAGCATTTTGATGTTTTTCTTTCGTGCCTTTACAGGATTTTTGGGGTTGGTAATCAATTTGATTTCAACCGTAGGAATGACAATTTCTTGATCCATACCTGCACCCTGTGATCCTGATGAAGCCATTTCAGCCCGTTGTTGTGCTTTGAGAAATTCAAAGGCAATCCCCGTTTGGGATGAAAGGGTTCTCAAATCGCCATCCGATAAGCCGTTGAGCGACATCCCGCCACGAGCGAATGGGTTCATACGCATAGACTCCCTCCGAACCATGTGAGTCCTAACATATTCAAAATGGTTTCCCCCTCACAACATTTGAACCGTGTCATAAATAGCACGCTCAACATTCAATCCATATTGGGCTGACATAGCCTCAACATTCGTAGCAATTCCCGCTTTACGCAAACGCCTCATTTCCTCTTGAAAAGGCAACACAAAAGGGTGTTGTCGCTTCATGCCTTCATCCCACATCCTTTGAGAATCAATATCCCACCACAAATCCATTTTGTTCACCAACAAGCACACGACTTTTGGTTTGAAAATTTTCGCCTTTTTCTTCAAATAGCGATTGAAGGACTTTGGGTATTTGGTGTTCGTCATAATGTCCACAAGGTATTTCAAACCCCCAACGGCTTCTCCCAACAGGTATTGGGATTGTAGGATTCGGTGATCAACGACATAGAAAACAATGCTGATATTGCGCCCAACCATGTCCTCAGCCCACATATTCCAATAGCGTGCTTGACCGCCAAAATCAGCGGTTGAAATGGGAATTTTTTCACCGTTCCATCTCACCTGTTTTTTTGTTGTGTGAGGCATGGTAAATTGCCCATGCTTCATGGCGTGTGTTGTGCGGAGTGCTAACGGTATCGGCTCAATGTCGCCCGGCACTGTGAGGTATTGGTCTAAAGTCGTTTTACCCGACATAGATGGGCCATAAACCCCAAATTTGTGGGGTTTTAGGATTCTGTAAATGTATGATCCCAATTGGGCTGAACCAAGCAACAGATGCCCAACAAACATCCACGATGACATTCAAATCACGCACCAAACATCCATTCCCATACGGATGTTGGTGTGATTTGCCAAAACGCATCAAGTCCGACCATTACAAGAAACGAAAGCGAAGCACCAACCAAGAAGGCGAGAATTGCTTTGATTGTCCAAGTCATGCGCTCAAGCCTTCGCTCATAGGCATTTTCAGCGAGGATGCTCGCCATCGCTTCCGCCTGTCTTTCTTGTTGCGTGTTAAACGGCCAAGCCATGACAATGCCTCAGTTATTGCTGTTCAGGTTCTTTTTTGGACTCTTCGGTTTGAACGGGAACGGTAAATGTGGTTGATTGCTGTTGCCCGTAATTGCCGTTGTAAAAATCCTGATTGCCCCCCGTATATTTTCGCATTCTTCGTGCTTGAAGGCGAGCCTGTTGTGTTTGCCACTTGTCATAGCGGGATTCTTGAGCGAATTCCGCACGCATGGCGAGGCTATCCCGAAGCCCGCCCACATGAAACAGAACCATTGAAAGGCACAAAAATCCAAAACAAATCAAACCAAATTGAAGCCCCAATTCGCCCGCACTCGCATCAGGCAAATACCACCCCAAGTGTGATACCCCAACAGCAGTGCCGACCAACAATGATTGCCACAACAACATAGCAATTAGGTTAATGTCAATTCGGTTTTCATCCATCGCCCAAGGCGGAACAGGTGGTTTCATTTCTTGCATTTTTAATCATCCTCCTTCTTTTGTTTGTTGAAATATTCGCTAATAATGTGATTGATGAACGAGGATTTTGACTCACGCCCCCTCGCCGCATCCATTTTAGCAAACAAATCGTCGCTCATCACGACTGACACATGACGGCTCATGTGTGCTTGTCAAGAATGAGAAGCATATCAAGGTTGTGATTATTGTGAGCCTTTCAGCACAGCCCACCCATAGTCAAACGGGTCGGCTGATTTTTCGGTTGTCCAATCAAGCAAATCCTTCTGTTGCTGAGGTATGTTCTTGTGATAGCCAAATCTTTGGAGAACATTTGTTGGACTCAAGCCCTCAATGTTTGTAGCCACCATTTCAGGCACATATCCACGCTTCGCAGGATCGGGGTTTGTTCCATCATAACGCATGATTTGCTCAACATCCAACCCAATGTCCCTGTATAGGTCAGCGGCATCCATTGAATCAAACGCAACAATAGGCTGACCCTCTTCGTTTCTTTCGGACAGCGCACTAACGAAACGCCCCGTATCAAAGTCAATACCGTAGGTGGATGGCTCATTCATGTAGGGCATATCCGCCCCAAGCAGGTTCATGTCATTGATGTCCCACTCACGCAAAGCATCCGCCGCATCTCCTGTGCGTAAATTTGCATTGGCGAACAACGGTTGGTATTGAGCAAGGCTAATGTCCTGTGCATCCTTGAATCGTTTTAGACTACCGGGGGTGTAATTGTTGTAGCCTGTTTCAGTGCGAATGCCACCTTGAAAGCCTGTTTGCTTATTCATCAAATACATGATGGCGAATTCTCTTTCTTCGTCGGGAGTCAAAGGAATACCCTGCCGAATTTTGTGCATATAATAATTCATTGAACCCTCTTGAGGCAATTCACCCCGATTGATTCTTGTGATAGTGCTTCCACGAATGTCGCTGTTCCATGTCGGCTTATCCATCACACCCCCATAGCGACTGTAAGGTATTACCAATCCGCCTTCCGTCCCTTGAATTTGACGCATCACATTCATCAGTGCTGAATCATAATCATTCATGTTCACTTGACCTGTCGGCATCATTCCCAACAAAAATCCAGCCGCACCACTTGCAGGATCGTCTAAGCCTGTTGTCCCCGCCAACGCTTGTGCCGCACGCATGATGGCGTTGTAGTGAGGCTTGTTTTTGTTGCCGGGATGCTTGGTCATCCCGCTAAGTCTTGCTTGGCCCGACCACCAATCAGGTCTTGACCTAAATGCGTTGATGTCCACCATCAGTCCTCACCTCGCTCACGCTTTTGCCTTTGGACTTCCTCTAATCGCTCTTGTGCTATACCTGCGAGCAAGTCATTCAATCCTATGCGTCTCGTGTTCTTTTTCATGTATTCCCGTAATGAGGTGATTTTCTCGTCTGTGGTGTCGGTTAAATTGCGATGCCACGGTGAAATGCCCTTGTGTCCACGCATAGGTGCGACTTCTCCACTGAATAATTCACCGCCCCACTTTTTGCCTTGAACATTGGGCTGTAAAATTCTCCCATCAAGTGTTGGTGCATCACTTGACGAATACCGCCCTTCTCCTTTGACATCATATTCGGACAGCATAAAGGCATCAGCGATGGCTCGTGACACAGGGTCATATTCAAATTTGGGCTTGGGTATTCGTTTCATTGGAGTGGTTCTTTTAACAGGGCCTTTCAATTTGACATATTCATCTCCACCCCAATGGTGCAAATCAACCCCTTTTCGTTCAGCCCATTCTCGGAAAGAGGAACGGTATTCGTATGGGATTTCAATTGCGTTATCACGGGGATCATCGGTGTATTCGTAGCGGTTTTCAAGGTATGGGGATTTACCGTTGCTATCCCAAGTCGTAAATGGACCTGAATTCATCATCTCATCAATCACAGCGACTTCTTCATTCACTCGTTCTTCAAACCAACGATGGTAGGGTATGTTTGCCTCATCCCGTTCATCTTCACTCATGTGGCTATGATCCCAAATGTCATAGCGCATAGGCATAGGACCGTGTTTTTCCATCATCCTTTCATTGACCTTATCAGCGATTTGGTATTCGTCCCATAATTTTCTTGGGTCATTTTCACGATCTGCCTCCATTTCAAATTGCTGAGCGACCATGTTCGCCAAGTGTTGCCTCAATTGCATCCGTCCCAATTCCATTCGGAGATCTTCGGGCAAATCCTTGAGGGATTCACCTTGACCGTCACTTGTTTTGAAATGCCTTTTGATAGCGTCAATGAGAGGCTTAGCAAAATTCTTTGCTTGTTTGACTCTTTCACCATGTTGTTCCACTCGCCCTGCAATCGGGTGCATCCTAAAGTCGCCCGATTGAGCCAATATCCCATACGCTTGACCGATTGCGGCGTTTATCATGTTCTGCTGAATTCGCTCTTTTGCGGGCATCAACAAGCGTTTGCTTTCAGGTGCGTCCCTGTTTTCGGGCGGATTGCCCATGATTTCACGCAACACCGCCGTCCTACGCCCAAATCCTAAATTTGGTGAAATTTGCCTCGCAATACCATCGCCCGCTATCGGTTCTTTGACTCCTGCCGCTTTTTGCGCTCGCTCAATCGCTAAGAGGTATTTGCGTTTCATGGCTTGTGGGACACTCGTGTGCATCAGCCACTTACCCGCCGCATAGCCCGGATGATTTGGGTATTCAACGGTATATGCCGCCTTTTCATGTCCACTGCTATCCAATTGCATTTCAGGGTTGTTGAAGGCACTCAACGACAAAGCGTTCATTTGGTCTGTCCCTTTCAACCATTCTTTCATGGCTTGGGGATTATCCAACAAAAGACCTGCTAAGGATTCATATTCGTATTCACGACTTCGGTTTTCACCCTCACCCACCTTGTCAGTGAATGCCCTGACTTGTTGATTTCGCAGACCCCTTGGGTAAAGCGGATCTTCTGTTTGACCATCCCTTTGTCCGTATGAGTCGGATGACCAAGTGGTTTTCCCGGCTATGGCGTGCTTTGCTTGGTCTATGGCATCATCTATTTCTTGATGGGTGGCTTGATGACCCCCTTCGTGCATAGCAGTGTCCATAATATCCATCCCTAAGACGCGATCTCGCTGTGGGCTTAGTGCAGGAACACGATTGCCTCTTTTGTCACGAAGCCACGGGTCAGGGGCATTCTCATCAAATTTAGCACTTTCAAATTTTACATCGGTGGGTAAAGGTCGCCATCCACTGCCTTGTGCAAACGGTTCAAGAAAGGTGTATGCCTTCCCATCCCTGTGTGTGTAATAGCCCAAATAGTCACCACTGCCGTCATCGGTGGGACGGCGAATTCTCAAATCATTGTCGGGGTATGCGTTAGGATCTCCATAAGGGAATTCCCTACTAAAGAAGCGTCCTTTTGGTTCTTCATCCGACCCCCTCACCTCTTTGATGATAGCGTCCCAAACAGCGGTAAAGGTCATCCCCAAAGTCCCTCCACCCTAAAATTATCCTTGTCCAAAAAGCGTGGTTGCCTAAATGGTTGCCCTCGCAATCCCGGTGGTGAAAGAATTTGACCCAATTGCCGTTTGGGTATTTCTTCTTGTGTCCTGTCAATCAAATTCCGCATATCCTCCAAAGCAATAGGTTCTATGCCTTGTTCATTCATATCCCTCGTCCCAAGCAAAAGTTTCGCTGTGTTTGGTAAAACGGGGTTGATTTGTGTGCCTTCAGGAACGGACATTGACATAATACCTCGCACAGGGTATCTGCTGTCTCGGTTATATCCCCATTGTTCTGCTCTTTGCCTTTCATTCTCCATCAAATTGTTCACATTGATTTTCGTGTTTGGGTCAATTCCCATTTCACGCAATCCTGCATCCATGGCTCTAAATGCACCCAAACCCGCAGGTGAGGCGACTGCTTCTTCAATACGCCCTACATTTTCCAACAATGAACCCATCGTATTCAATCCGAGTCCCATTCCCCTGAACAATGGGTTCACATCAATCATCGGCCCTTGACCCAAAGCACTGATGCTTCCTGATGAAACAGGCATAGTGTCCCTGCCTTCATCCCTTCTTTCGTCAGCCCACTGCAAATACCTGTTGATACCCCCGCCGTATTGAACCGCCTGTGGATAGTAATAGGAGTGGTCAAGGTTGGCACGCAATTCATCAGCCATCGGCATCCTGCCCGCAAGATTGGCGAATTGTTCTAATATCTGTTGCACTCGCCAAGTGTCCATTCCTTCATGTTCAAGGAATTCTTCGGGCGAGCCTGAAATACCATGTTGGGCTAACACCTCCCACCACTCATCCTCGTCAAAGTCCTCTTGACGCAATCCCGCACTTTCAGGCGTTTCATATCCCAATTGCGTGGCGAATTCTGTTGGATCTTGCTCTAACTGTTCCAAGTGTTGCACAGCGGTGTTGAGGGGGAGACTCCCCACCGAATACATCCCCAATTGCATGGGGATTTCTCTTTGAAGCGGTCCTGTATCGGTTAGCAGTGAAGGTTGGAGATACATTGAGTAGGTGTAATCATCCCGCCCTATTTGCTTTTGAATAGCGTTCCATCCTGCATCAAAGGCATCCTCCGATGCGTAAATGTCCATGTTGTCACCAAAGGTGGATTTGGCTTCACACATATCCCATTCTTCAAGAATGCGCTTAGCGAGGTAATGCTCGGAGGTTGGGTTTCGTCTGTTGCCTACATTTGCCTTGTAATACGGGCCGGGACGACCACCTGCAAATTGTTCAATGGCATCACGGAATTCTTCGCATGACATTTCTTCATAGGCTCGGTAAATTTCACCGTTTGTGTCAAAATACGGAGAAGTGCGGTGATTTTTGATTCCCGCATTTGAATAGTCCGAATCGGGATGTGCTGATGCGGCAATAACCTGCCCTCCGTGAATATCCTCACCAAAAATCTCCCGCAATCCCTCAATCCACTTATTCTTTGCATCAATGCAACAGGCATCGCCACCCATGTCGGCTTGAACGGCATCCTCGCCCTCAATGGTGATGTCAGGGTCAAACATTGACGGGGGGTTGGTGTTGGCGGGGTGTGTGAAAATACGGGGTTGCCCCTGTGGTCTTTCAAGTCCGACCATTAACCCACCCGCCTTTTCAGGTTGTCCCACAATATCTCAAGCATCGTTGGTGGCATTTGTGAGAGTGGGTCATCGTGATCCATATATCCGACATTTGTGCCTCTTCGGTAGCACGCCCTGCATTTCATGGTGTTCGTGAGAGGGTCATAGACTTCATCGCACTTTCGTGGGTTGCCGGGTATAGTGGCGGGACAAATGGTCGTTTGATTGTCAAAGGCATCATAGGTTGTCCAATCAATCGCAGGGTGTTGTCCCAATTCATACAAATCAACAGTGTGCATATTGCCCAAAGGATCTCTTCCCTTCCATTCTGTTCCCGGCACAACATCGTCAGGTGTCATTTTGCCCGGTAATGAAACATTGACAGCCATGTTTTGAGCAAAGGCATCATCGTCCCACCCTCGCACATCAAGCAAATCCCTAACAAACGGGTATTGGCGTGTAGCGAGCCAAAAGTCCATGGAGGGGTTCAGCCTCGCTACGGCATCGGGTGCGGCTAAACCACCCATACCCAATGCGTCACCCGAAGTGTTCACCCTCGCTACGGGTTTATCCCTTCGTGATGTTCGCATCAATTGGGCTTGGGGAAGCACCGTATCAGCGTAAGCGGCGGTGAGTGGGATTGGGTCAGTTAGCAACCTATCCAAAGTGCGCCACATTGAGGTTTGCTTTGAATTAAAACGGTGATTTCCTTTACAGGCATAACAATTCCCACACGCACTATTGGGGTTATCGGGTGTTGAAAAGATACAGGCTCGTGGCGGGGTGTCCATAATTGACCCACCCGCCATTTTGCTTGGTTCACCATGATGGGCTAATTTCTTAGCGGCGAGGGTCAAATCGTAAGGATTTGACAAATCTGCTCTCACCTCACTGAATTCGGGTAATTCATAGTCAATGTCAAGAGGGAAGTCAATTGTGCGGGGTGAACCATCGGGGTTATTGATGTAGGCATTCACTTTGTCGGGATTGTTGATAATCCAATCCATAATGTCAAAAGAACCCGAACCTCCTTCGGATAGGGCTTTGCCTTCGGGGTATGTTCCTCCGTAGCGTTTGTCCCACCAAAACATCTCGTCAGGATCGCCTAACGCTTTGATAAGGAGATGCCCAAGACCAACAGTCAAAGCATCCGCCATGTGTCGGTTGAAGGCGTATTGGTTGAAAGCCTTTGTTGTCATTGTTGTCAATCATCACAGGGTTAATATGCTTGGTTTGTGTGGCGGTGAACATGATGCCCAACGGTCAAGCCCCCGTGTTCATATTGCGTGAAGGAACAGAAAGAAGTCATGGTCGTGTAGCCCAATCCAACAACATCGCCGCCGCACGAGCCGTTGCTGACGCTGTGCGTTCAACGCTTGGGCCGAAAGGCATGGACAAAATGCTCGTGGATGAAGGAGGGGATGTGATTATCACAAACGATGGGGCTACAATCCTTCGTGAAATGGACATTGAACACCCCGCCGCAAAAATGATTATTGAAGTGTCAAAGACTCAAGAACAAGAGTGCTATGACGGCACTACAACGGCTGTCATCCTTTCAGGCGAATTGTTGAAGAAGTCGGAGGAATTGATTTCACAAAACATCCACCCAACCACCATTTGCGACACATTCCGCAAAGTCGGGACGGAATTAAATGCGATGATTGACGATTTGGCGTTTGATGGTGACGCTGATGCTCTTTTGAGTGTGGCTCAAACCTCGCTCACGGGCAAATCCGCAGGTTCAATTAAGGAATTCTTGGGTCGCATTTGTGTTGATGCTGTTGCACGCCTCTCAGCGAGTGGTCGTGTGGACTTGAATGAAATCATGGTCGTCAAGGCTGTCGGTGGCGAGGCTATTGACAGTCGGTTGGTTTCGTCAGTCGTTCTTGACAAAGAACGCTGTCACCCCAATATGCCTCTTTCAATCACTTCTCCGAAGGTTTTGCTTTACAACAATTCCCTAATGGTGCAAACCACCGAAATGGATGCCAACATCCAAATCACCGATCCCAACCAAATTACAGCATTCCTTGAACAAGAAGAGGAATTCCTTCGCAACCTCGTTAGTGATATTGTGTCAAGCGGTGCAAAGGTGGTTGTTTGCCAAAAGGAAATTGATGATTTGGCAAAGCATTATCTCGCCAAAGCGGGTGTTCTCGCTGTTGAAAAAGTCCCCAAGTCCGATATTGAGGCTTTGTCACGAACCACAGGGGCTTCAATCCTGAATAACCTTGAGGATGTGCGAGCAGGAGAGGATGTTTTGGGCGAATGTGGCTTGGTTGAGGAAAAGAAAATCGGTGAATTGCCGATGGTTTTCTTTGAAGATCCTGCAAACGCTGTGCCTGTCACCCTCATCCTTCGTGGCGGGACTGTTCCTTTTGTTGAAGAAATTGAGCGTGCCTTTGACGATGCCGTTGGTGTTGTGTCCGTTGCTCACGAGGATGGCAAAGTGCTGACAGGCGGTGGTTCTGTTTTCGCCGCACTTTCGCACAAATTGCACGATTTGGCTCAAACCCAACATGGTCGTGAGCGTATGGCGACTGAGGCGTTTGCCGAAGCGTTGCTCGTTGTTCCTCGCACGCTCGTGGAGAACGCAGGACTTGACCCCGTTGATGAAATGATGACCCTCCGCACCCATCACGCATCAAACGACAACACCGCATACGGTGTGAATGTCTTTGAAGGTGGTTTAGCGGATATGGCTGAGGCAGGAGTCTTTGAGCCAAAGCGCGTGGTTGCTCAAGCAATCAAGTCAGCGGTTGAAACCGCCATTATGATTCTCCGCATTGACGATGTAATTTCATCAAAAAAGGCTTAGAACATCCTTTGGGTGCATTGGTTTAGGTTCAAAGTGCCGTTGCTCAAGCAATTGCGAAAGGTGTTCACGAGCCATAGGTTTGTCACTAAGCGTGTAAGTGTCAATTTTTCCTGTTCTGTATTTAGGGTCATAGCCTTGAGTCCATTCCATCAATCCCTCTTGTTCTTTAGGTGACACATCCAAACCCCATTTTTCATAAGCATCCAACAAACCCGGTGTATCAACGAATCGGTTTGTTTCTTGAAGAGTCATGCCTTGCGGTGTCACTTCACGATCAACAAACCCTCCAAGTTTTCTTCTCAACCTTTTATGTGCAAAATCGGCGGCAAGACTTCTTGCATCATACAATGACCCCAAAGTGCCATAATGCTCAATCAAAGCAGGGAGAACCCTTTCACTATACAACCCCTGCCCTTGATAGCCTTCATCTATGTTTGCATGAACAAGCGGAATGGGCTGATTGGTGTAAGGTTCGGTGAACAGTGAATAGGCGGTGTTATGAGGTTGATTTTTATGATGGGGTCTTAATGTGCCATCGGGTTGTAGTCTTGACGCTAAAAAAGCGTTGAATTGGGTTGGCAATTGTGGGCGTGGGAGGTCAATGGCAAAACGCCCCACTTCAAATGGCTCAGGGAGGCTTGTGTCAAACAACGCCCATTGGTCTTTATGTGGCGTTTTTGCACTTAAAGGACTCCCAACGAGTGAATAACTCAATTCGTCATATTTTTCAATGCCGTCATCCTCATCCTGTGAATTGATGTGTTCCATTTGCATTTGGCGAACCTTCTCCATCATCTCGGCATATCCTTCATCATACATTGGATTCGGATAGGTCAAAATGCCCGGACTACGCTCATTTTGCACAGCATCAGGCCAAATATCCTGTGGTGGGATTGGCTCACTTGATACAAACGAAGCCTGTCCACTCACTTCGTTAGGATCGTAGCCCAACAAAGCGAGCATCATGGGGCTGTGGTCTGCACCGGGTGTCATTCGTGGGTCGCCCTCATCACGCCAAAACGGAATTACGGACACTTCGGGGCTTTGCCTTTGGGTAAATGAAATCCACCTGCGGGCGATTTCAGGGTCAAGCGAAGCATAAACCTCGCCAAAATTGCTACGAATGCCTTCACGGAGGATAGGGTCAAGGTTTTTTGTGGGTGTTGCGTGGTAATACATGGGCATTTTCACGATAGCCCAAGCGGTGTCAAAAGGACTATCACTCAGGTTCATCATCTTCACTCTCCATCCATCGTTTGTATTCGGCATCCATTAGTGCGTGAATCCGTTCCCTGTAAGCGGATGGGTTCTCCCCTTCCTCAGCAGGTGGTCCTTCCCACATGATTGAAAGCATTTCGGGTGGTATGTCCCTGTTATACACATTCACATCAAAGGCGGGGTTTTGGTCTGCCTCAACCTCTTGGGATATGTGAATGACAGCGGGCGGGTCATCAGTCCACATGGCTGATGCGGCATAATCCATAGCCGCTTCATAGTCAGGTGATGAGAATGATGACGGTGCGCCATACCAACGATCATAGGCATCGGTTTTGCGGGCTTTTAGCCCCTCTTCCATGATTTTCTTCGCCCTTGATAACGAAGTCCCATGAAAGGGCATTTTCACGATAGCCCATGCTGAATCAAACGGGGTCATTTTCCTTCACCTCGTCCGTAGCGTAAGACCCCAAATAATTGGCACGAAGCCAATTGTTCAATTCTTGGGGCGTGGTTCTCACCTGATTCATAGAATGTAAAATTTTATGCTGTCGCAACAATTCCCTTTGTTGCTCATCGGTCAAGGTTTTCAAATAGTCAAAATTCCACATCATCTGATCTATCAAATTATACCGTTGCATAGCCGCATCACGCCAATTTTTCAAACGAGTGGCTAAAACGCCCAATTCTTCTTCCCCTAACCTTCGCATTGTGTGCGGGGGGACATCTCCTTTAGTGCGCCATTGGATTGAGTGTTTGGGATAGGCATAGCGGGTCAATTCCCCTGTGTCGTATTCACTTCGTTGCCACTTGGGTTCTTTAATCCACTCAGGGGCATCGGGATGGTTTTCATCAATTTCAAAAATATCCGAACCATAGCCACTCGCTTGACTGAAAGCACCGAGCATTCCCGCAGGTGCTTGAAGTGTTTCTCTTTTGGTTGGCCCTGCCGCATATTTCCAAGTGTCACCCACCATCATCCGTTCCCAATCCTCTTCGCTGTGATCACGCAAAAATCGTTCTTTGATTTGCTCAATGGGCCAATCGTAGTCCTCGCCCCTGCGACTGTCATAGACATAATCTTGAAAATCCGCCGCTTCAGCACCTTCGGTCAAGCCCTCATGCTCAACCTCGTCACCCCAATAAGTGCCGTGATAAAGGGCTTTCACGATGCCCCAAGCGGAGTCAAAGGCGGTCATGCTATCACCCTCGCCCCAAGCCTATCAATCAATTCATTCGTCTCCATATCAGGGAATGCCGCCCCGTATGGTGTAATGACACTCAATTCACCGACCAATTCAGCGGTTTCAGGCACAACAGCACGAACCTTTGTTCTCGGATCTTCGTTTAGGCTATCCAATTGCGTGACGACAAAATTGCCCCCATAACGATTCGGTATTGTTTTATCCCTATCTTCAAACGGCCAATAAGACACCAAAGGCGCAAAGCCCCCTTCCCTATCCAACACAATCGGCATCCCTTCGCCATGTTTGTTGTATTCAACATCATAGTCAAGGAGATCTTGGGGGTTAGCACTGTCAAACAACATTTGGTCAAGGATGTCACGAGTCGTCTGCCCCTCAATTTTCGCATGAAGCGATCTTTTCCCCGTGTCCCATGTTTTGTTTTGCATACCACGACTAATCCAAAATTTGTTGTAGTCTGTGAGGGGGATAGTGGATGAGGTAGCGAGGGTAGTCCAACCGCTTTTTCTTCCTTCAGGAGTCAGCAATTTCGGCTGAATGCTCATCATAGGTCGGTTTTTCCATGCCCTCGTTAAATTGCGAAATGAACTAATGGGTTGAACACCATCCATCAAAGAGTGTCCCCTTTCTTCTAACCAAGGTAAGCCTTTATCCGTAAAGGTGGGGGCTTCGTAGCCTTTCATCACCAACCATGCGGTGTCAAACGGACTCATTTTTCTTTGCCCCCGTCACCATGCACTTCTTGGTATTAGCCTCACGCTCATCCAAACGCTTGCTGTGATAGTCAAACCACTCGTCAAGCAATTTACAGCGCGTTATAGCCTCACCACCGACCTGATACGCCCTGTGGCTTCTTGCATTTTACCTTTAATGACGGAGGTGAGAGTGGGATAGCGAATCTGTTTGGCGAATTCCGCCGCCTCTCGCACCGCCTTATCGTTCAACGGACAGCGAATACCCTTGTCCCTGCACCACTTGAGCAGATCTTCAGTCGCCAAATTCGCACCTGAGTCCTTGACAAAGGGGCAACCCCCCAAACCACCGATGCTCGTGTCAAATTCAAAGACACCGTTGAGGTATGCGGTTTCCACATTGGGCATGAGGTTTTTGCCGTGATGCAAATGCACAGCGAGGTTTTCTGTGTAATCGTTGGCTACATCAATACCCAAAGCGATGTCAAAGGGTTTTGCTGTCCCCGAAGTGTCGCATAACACGATTTTTTCACCATAGGTGAGTCCTTTTTGCACGACATCGGCTAATTGCTCAACACACCCACCAAATGCCTTTGAAATATACACACGCACATTTTCACGAGGCACATCCGTCAGCATTTTGTCATAAATCGCTGTGATTGCCTCAAGGTCTTTACCGAAATTGCGCTTGTTAAAATCATCATCAGGGGACAGCACAATGTTGAATTTGGTTGCACCAACCGCCTTTGCACGCTCTAAACCCTTGTCATTCATCACCAATACCGAATACGAAACATCGTTTTTCCTGCGGAGAACCCCCTGCACCACTTCTTCACCATCAGCCATGTTCGGAACAAGGCGAGGATTGACAAACGAAGCCACTTCAATGTGCTTTACATTGGTCTTTTCAATGAGGCTAATCAAGTGCAATTTGTCCTCCGTAGCCACGAAATGCGACAGGTTTTGAAGGCCGTCACGGGGTGCTACCTCAAAAATGGTAATACCCGCCATGTGCGGTGTGAGAGCGTGACGGGTGAAAAAGTTAGCGGGGGTCAAGTGAATTCCAATCACTTCCCCATATCGCTTTGCCATCGTGGGTGACTTCTTTTGTTGAATAACGAGAGTGCGGTTCAATCAATTCCAAAAATTCACGAATGCCTTCTTGATTCGCTCGCAATTCATCCATATCATTTTCCATCCAATAGCCATCATCTTCTAAGCCTCTAATATCGGTCATATCGGGCAAACGGTCTATCAAACGGCTAACGGGCAATTCAAGACCCATCGCGTGAGTCCTCCCCATCCAATCCTCCGCCCTCTCCTTTGGGGTCATCTCCTTGTAATTGTCAAAGCCGACAGACCACGGACCGCCCTGCAAATTGAAATCAAAAAATCTCGGCAATCCTTTGGGATCGATTCCAATGTTATCACCATGCTTGTCAGTGGCTATTCCATCCAAAACCCTTTGAGCAAGTGCGGTAAGCCCCGGACGCTCATACGGTGGCTTTTCACCCACCTTCTCCCAATGTTCACCCGGTCCTGTTATCAAACGAGGTTGAATGTTGAAGAAACCATCACCTTCACGGTGCATCTCCGACACAACAGGATAACCCAATTCCTCCAAGGCAACATTGAACGGGTTTGCACGCATACGCATTATGTTCCTGTAAAGGGCTTCTTCATCAAAAAAATCACTTGAGCCGGGTCTTTTGGCAACAAATGAATCACTGTGTGGGTGAACAAACGGCACAATGTCCTTTGGTAGGTAATAATTGCTTTGCATTCGGGCGTTTTTCACAGCATCGCGATCCTCCCAATTGAAATTAAAATCAAAATCATTTGCTTCATCAATCAAGGGGAGAGCGTCAATTTTTTGCCTCCAATCAGGAGTCCACTCTTTCAAGAGCGACCAAGCGGTGTCAAATGCGGTCATACCCAATCATCCTCCGAATATCCCGCTTCTTCGGCGGCTTTTCGTTGCCAATCCTCTAAATCCTCCCATTCGCCAAGCATTTCAACCATGCTATCGTCATAGCCAAGTGCCTCTATGAAATCGTCATAGTCAGCCGTTCTAAACACATCTCCATCCATCTCATAACTTGGTGGGCGTGGGTTGAACCTCTCAAGTGATTCGTTGTTTCTATAAGCAATCAATCGGCTTAAAGCGTCTTTTGCGTGTTGCCCTCTTTGTTCAGGAGTGAACAATTCACCTGTTGTTCCTCCCATAACCCCCTCATATCGCCTTTCATCAATGTATTCTTGAAGCAATTCAATAACTCGGTCATGCGATAAGCGTTCACCCATATTCTCATCATCCATAACACCGACATCGGGGCTAAACGGATCTTCTTGCATTATGTGTGCGTATTCTTCAAAATCGCTTGGGTCAATGGTGCTAATGCTCGGTATTGTTCTTCGCATTGGTGGAGAGGATTTTCCTTCTGTATCTCTTTGCCCTCTAAAATCAGCGTAAGGAATGGCTGAACCATACAAAGCATAATGCAAAGCAAGATCAAGGTCATTTGAATAATAGCGTGGTTCATCTCTAAAATCCCCCCCGCTAAACAGCATTTCATCATCGCCAATCTCTCTTACCCGCCCACGATCCGAATAAACATCAATGGGGGCTTTCAGCAAAGCCCAAGCGGATTCAAAGGCGGTCATAACCCTCTCCCCATCGTTTGTTGTAATTGTTTTTTCCATTCATTCATGGCTTTATACCACGCTTGCCCCTTTTCATTTCCTTCCCACCTATCACGGAACGGGGGTTTAGGAGGGCCATAGTGAACAGTCAATTGCTCAGGAGGAACGGTGCGAGTCGTATAGGCATAATTGGCGAATGATTCTTCTTGGATTGGATTTTCGTTATTCACTGCGCTATCAGGAAATTCAAGAACCACAGGGTCGCCCCGATCCCTGCTGTCCTCTTCGGCACGATACATAGCCCATGAAGTCGCTTTTTCAGGTTTCGTGGCGTAATACAGGCGAGCCTCCCACGGTAAAAAGTCTCCCTGCTCATCACGATCTCTAAACGAACCTCTTGGCTGTAAGCCATCACGCATGATTTCCTCTAACCTGTCGGTTGTAGTGCCGTGATACGGCATTTTGAGCAAAGCCCATGCGGATTCAAAAGCGGTCATAGGTCATCCCTCAAATCAACATGACCTTCTTCGTGCCTTTGACTCCAAAATTTATGGGCGTTCTCATCAAGAATTTCATCCCGATTCACATACGGCTTGAAATTAGGGTATCGGGTCTGTATTTCTGCAATCATTTCCAATAATCGTTCTCTCCCCAAACCTTGTCCTTGTAATTGATGTGGGATAGCAAATGCGTGTATTAGTCCGTCTTTTAGTGCCATTCCTCTCGCATCATCCAATTCGGAAGCCCATGAAATGCTGTTTGTTGTATGTGGTCTTAAATTGTGCAAAAAACCATCCAAATCACCTTCTTTTGCCCTTGCCCGTTCATTCCATGTTTTCGGTGCTTTATCACCCATCTCATACAAAGGCATTTTCAATAACGACCAAGCGGTGTCAAAGGCGGTCATTGTGAATTATCCCTCCAATAATCATCTTCCCACCGACCATACCTTTCAAGGGCAACATCAATTTCATCTTGAGGCAAAATGCGAATATGTTTAGGTGGTATTGTTTGATTTGTCAATGACACTTCGGGAGGCAATTCATAATGCGGGGGCTTCAAGCCCCATCCCAAAGAAGGAAAATCATCAATTTCCAAAATTACAATTGGGTTATCAATCTCATCATAGTCAATGTCGCCCGATTCACCATATCCAAACGCTTCTAAAATCCCATATTCTTTACCTCCGATGTTGTCTTTTTTTCGTGGCATTTTATCGTTGTAGGCATAAGTGACCCCCATTTGCATATTTTCACGGTCTTTTTGACGAGCCTCTTCTAATTGTTCAATGGTGTATTCAATTGGTTGCCTTGAATAATAATTTTTATCCCTCATCGCTTCAAGACTATCTATGTGCGGTTCTCCCCATTGAAGAAGGCGTTCAAAATAATGTCGTAATGCGTTATCATAATTAAATGAAGAGGTAGGCTTCAATCCTTCTTGCATAATTTTCTCCGCATTTTTACGGTTAGTGGCGTGATACATCGGCATTTTCAGCAAAGCCCAAGCGGTATCAAAGGCGGTCATAGGTCGTCCCTCACAGGCCATGTTTTACGGTTTTTCCACATCCCCTTTGCCGCCGCCTTTTGTTCGTGCGAAGGATTCAAAGCATGACCCCCCTGCTTGTCCATCAAGTGAGCGATAACATCATACAAAGCGGAAGCATACCCCCTGTTTCTAAACCCCTCTCTTGTTTCACTCCAATGGGGAAACCTGCTTTCAGCACCTTGATTGAAATTAACGCCTGTTATTGCGCGTCTTAAATCGGGAATAACGGGGACTAAACGCCCTTCGGCATTGGCCGTTGTATCTCCTTCATCGTTATACCTCAATTTTCCTTCTTTGGAGTTAGGATCTGCGCCGATTGCACCTTTATACGATTCGTATTTTTTCCCTTCACGATTCAAAAAAGAACCGTAATCAACAAATAAAGGCAACAATTCTTGTGTTTCGGGGTCTTGAAATAAGGTTTTGAAACGCTTTGTATCTGTATAAAACGAACCCGCATTTGGGTTTTCGCCAAGGTATTCCAATTGATTCGGAACAACGGGCATCTTCACAATGCCCCAAGCGGTGTCAAATGCCGTCATTCAAGATTCCTCCTTTGACGATGGCTTAGGTTGATGTTTTGAGGGTCATGCAAAGCACTTTGGCATTGTTCGCATCGTTGTAAGTGCCTTTGCCCAAATGCTTCATTGATGAAAGAAGCGTTGGTTTTTATTCCCCCAAACAATTGACCCGTTGTTGCATAATCCCCGCATTGATAGCCGATGAAAAAACCATTTGGATCGGGTTCAATATGAACAATTGGATATTCAAGACCGATTTCATTAGCAAGGTGTTCTGTTGGATTGACGGGTGCTTTTTCGGGCGGTGGTGGTGCGAAGGGATCACCTTCGCTTTTCCAATCGTTAAATTTGAGCAAGTCCCAAGCGGATTCAAATGCGCCCATGCTTCACCACATCCCATGCAGAAGTGAATGCGTCAGCACTTGCGAATTTATCACCAAAGCCTTCGGGGAAGCCGAATTCCCTGTCGCTAAGGGGCGGTTTGACAAGCATTGGGTCTTCACCCATACCCCATCGTATATCGTTCAAACTGCCTTCCATTTGCGCCGTCATGTTAGCACGCTGATTGGGGTCGCCGTGTGCTGTTCGGCGGGCGGCTTCCTCAACCAATTCAGCCAAAAAGGGAATATCGGCTTTTGACTGCGTTAGTGCGCTGATGCGCTGAGCCAATTCCGCATCGGTCATGTTGGCGAATGGATTCTCAGGCACAGCGACTTCTTGATCGGGAGGCACAGGCATCTCTTCATCGTCCTGTCCGTGGTGTATTGGGTAGCCGTATTCATCCTCATCATCGGGGATAATGGGGTTGCCTTCGTCATCCAACGAGCCGTCAAGCAACATATCCGATACGCACTGCACACAATACGCACCACCATTGAATTCGGGGTGATTTTCAATTGGATGCCCGCTGTCAATTTCACCACGATAACCGGGATTGTCATACCCGCCTTCTTCTATCATGCACGATTCACACACATCTTGCCCGCACTGCTCACACCCGTATTGTTTGCCGTCAGGAATTGGGTCATGGCAATATGAACATTTGGGATCCTCGTCATATTTGAGGATTTTACCTATCACAGCACTATCCCAAGCGATGCGGAATGCCGTAGGCATGATGTGTGGGAGAACATTCTCCTAAAAAAAAATTTGGCGGAAATTTTGCGATGAACGACTGAGAAGTGTTAGGGTTGTGAGGACTGACAAAAAAAATCCTCAAATTTTTTCCGTGTAGCATATGCGGTTAGGGAGGCACGCCCAAAAAAAAAAAAAATATGCTCATCGGCAAGCCGATGGCATCATTTTTTTCTTTTTTTTGGCTCGCAGTGGCCCGCCCACCCGTCAGGGTGGGCGAGGCGGGGGTGGCTCGGCTCGGCTGAGTGGGTCGGGTGGCTCGCAGTGAGCCGATTGGGTGGGGGGCGGTGGGTGGTTGGTGGTGGCTCACCCACCCCCTCGCCCGCCCTAATCAACGCACTGCGGGGCTGTCGCCCGCCTATCACCGCACTAAATCGCCCGCCCACCCCCTTTGGTGCGTCATTTGGGGGCGAATCGGGGCGTTTGGGGGCGGTTTGTGAGCCGTTCTCGCCCCTCGCCCACCCATCACCGCACTAATCGCCCGCCTCGCCCATCCTGCCCCCTCTAAGACATCAAAATCGGTGGGTCTGTCAATCACCGCACTAATTCGGACTCGCCCGCCCCCCTCATCCCCTCGCTAATTCTCAGCAAAATCGCACCGTGGACGAGCCTCCCCGCAGGTGTATCGGTGGTGGTGTTTTCGGTTGCTGACCCGCCAAAACCCGCAGGGGATCCGAACCGCCCCATGACCCATGCACCATGAGCATGGCCCATGTGTCCATGTCATGTTCATGTGATGAGGTTTCATCACTTTCATCATGTATCACCACCTATCTTTCCCCTCTCTCCCCCCTTTCCCCCATGTATATTTGGTAAAGTGATGAGTGATGAAAGTGATGAAAGTGATGGAGGTTCGGAGGGGTGGATTTGGGGGTGTCCGACCCCCCTGAAATCCACCCCAAAGCACCCCCTCCAAAACGCCTCACAGCCCGCCGATTTTGCACATAGGGTTCATATAGACCGCAGGGTGTGGCGAAGGCACAGCGGAGATGATACCGATGATAACCCAAACCGAAAACCGACAGACTGAGAGCCATATACCCATGCACCGATGGGTGAAACCAACCGACCACAACGGCAACGCATGGAGTGATGAGCAAATCGCCATCCTCAACCATGTCGCCCAATGCGTTGAATTTGACCGCCCCATCCGTGTCGCCATTGACGCTGTGGCGGGGTCGGGCAAAACCACCGTTCTCCGTGGAATCCTCGTGCTTCTCAGCAACGCTCAAAACGAGTCAGCCTCCAACCACATGAGCCTCAGTCCGATGGCGTTCAATCGCTCAATCGCCTCAGTCCTCGCTGACACCATGAATGCCGTCAAGCCCGATGGTGCTGATTGGGTCAGCAAAGGCTCAGGCACGCTCAATGGACATGGGCTTCGCACCCTCAAGAAAGCGTTCACCCACGCCATGAAATTGAGCAACGCCAAATACACCATGTTGTCCCGTTGGGCGGTGTGCAACATCCTCGCTGACCCTCTCATGCGAGCCGAATTTGAAGCCAACACCCCTGTGTCCGATTCGGGCAACCCTCGGTATCAGTCGGCATGGTTCGCCTTTGGTCGCTTTGTCAAGTCCGTCACTGAGAAGGCGATGGGCTACGGATTGTTCGTGGACACCGACCATGACTACACGGAGGATTGGGAGGCTTTCCTCATGCTCAACCGGGCATCCCTCCGCATCACTGATGCACCCATTGGCCCCATGATTGAGGAACACCTGCCCGTCATGGTGTCCACCATCATCGCCAAAGGCATGGACATGGTGCGTGACCCTCTCACCACCGTTGAATTGCACCCCGACGCTCATGCGTGGTTCAAGCCTGACCGCTACACCACCGTCATAGCACCTGTGTCCTCCATGCCCACCGCTGTCGCCAACGATCTCGGTGCGACCCACAGCCCCACCCTCATGGAGTCGGCATCATGCGGTGGCTCAATCCACCGATACCGCACCACAGGCAAATTCGGCCATGCTCGCATTCAAGTGAACCTCCCCCATGTTGATGACCTCAAGGCTCTCAATGATGCGTGTTTCAAGGCAGGATGGTCGCAACGGTTCGGACACGCCAATGTCCACGCTGACCGTGACAAATACGGACTCCGACCCGCTGACAGCGATGACACATGGGTGCGAACCATCAAGGACACCCCTGATGTCATCAACGGCTTCATCAGCACCGTCAAGCGTGTGTGTGGCATTGATGTTGCACCCCTGTTCAGTGATTCGCCACAGGCGACTGAGGAACAGGAACAGACCGCCACCGCATTGGTCGCCCACATTGATTGCATCTATGCCCCCATCCGCATGGGCTTGATGCCGTGGCGAACCTTTGACCTCATCATCGCTGATGAGGTTCAAGACATGAGCGTGCTTCAAGGGACATTCATGCGTTCCCTCATGCGTGAGGGTGGCAACGCTGTCGTGGTGGGCGACCCCAAGCAAAGCCTGTATCTGTTCAGCGGTGCTTCATCACAGTCCATGAGCGAGAACATTGAGGCGTTGGGATGCACCGTGTTCCCCATGACCTATTGCTACCGCCTGACCGCCACCCTGTCCACTGAGGTTCGCCTCATGCTTGGCCTTGACTCCGAGGGCAACGCCCTCCCATACAACAGCCACCGCCACCCCGACTACATCCCATCGTGGCCTGTCGGTGAGTCCTCATCGTTCATCACGCCTCACCAATTGGCTGACAGCGTGGCGTTGGGCGACATGGTGCTGTGTCGCATTGGTTCGCCTCTCGTGCCTCAAGCGATGGCGTGCCTTCGCAACGGCATCCCTGTCCGTATCGCAGGTGGTGGCGACCTTGAGAAGGGCGTGCGTGCTGTCTGTGAATCCATCGGCATCGCAGGTGTCCAAGGCGTGCCTCAAACCGCCTCAGCGATTGAGGAATACCTTCACCATGAGGTTCGTGGTGTCCTGTCCAAATTGATGCGTTCAAAGACCCACAAAGGCGATGAGGCATCGGCCCGTAAGGATGAGCAATACATCAACGCTGTCGCTTACACCGACTCCATCACCGCCCTCGTGCAACGCTTCGCTGATGAAGCCACCAACAGCGTGTTCTGTGCCGTTGGTGATGAACCACAGGATTGGCTCGCTGACCTGTTCTGTGACCCCAACGCTGACGGCTCAGGCTTTGTCATGTTCTCATCGGTTCACCGAGCCAAAGGCTTGGAGTCCAAGCGTGTGTTCATCATCACTGACCGCATGACGATGACTGAGGATGGTGAAGAGAAGGTTCAACCCACCTTCATGTTGCCTTGGTCAATGAACAACGCCGCTGAGATTGAGCAGGAAGTCAATGCCGTGTATGTCGCCATCACTCGTGCGATGAAAGAGAACATCTTCGTGTCCCATGACCTCGGCAACACCTTCTATGCCGCCCTCCCAACCGTGATTCGTGATGAAGAACAGGCTGATGACACCGCTGACGATGACGATGACGAATCCGAGCCTCTCAGCGTGTCCCCTGTGGCTGAGAATGACCTCACCCCTGCCGATGATGCTCAAGACGATTCGGAGGCCACACAGGACACTCCAACGCATCAATTTGGGTGCTTCACCTTCACTGATGCTGAGGGCATCAAGTGTTCGGGCATCACCACTTCACCTGCTGAGGCACAGGCATGGCTTGAGGCTCACGCCCCATCGTTCACCACGCCCTATGACGGCGGCACATGGCTATCCACCGATGCGTGCCTCACTGTCAAGACCATCAGTCGCAACACGGGTGAAGTGTCCGTTGCTGTGGTTGAGGGTCAAGTCGCTGTGTTCGCACTGTGGATGGACTGTCCCGATGAAGTCCTTGACGCTGTGAGCGTGCGCTATGCACCCTCGTGGATTGACATGAAGCCTGAGTGGTGGTGTAAGTGCGTTGGTCGCACCACCAACGCCGACTGTCCCCTTCACGGACACGATGACGACACCGATGACGATGGCGATGCTGTCAGCACCGATGAGGATCCCACCGATGGTGGTGAAGCACCGACCACCACTGTGCCTTTGGACGCTGATGGCGACTACAACCCCGAACAAGACTTCCTCAATCAAGACATGGAGTCCGATGACTCCACCGTTGATGATGAACCACAGGCTGATGTTCACCCACAGGCGTTGGGATGCTCATGGGGCGACCCCATGACCTTCCTCGCTGAGCCAACCACCTTCGTTCGATCGATGGAGAATGGCTACGCTGACCGTTCTCGTGTCAAGCCCGCCAAGCGTGCTGATGACCTGCTCAGCATGGTCGCTCATGCTTTGGAGTGCGATGTGTGCCGTGAGGACATCCGCACCCGCTGTGGTCGCATCCCGCTGTCCCCTGAGTCCATCATTGATGACTCATCCATCGCCGTCTTGATGAACACCACGGACGGCACGATTCGCCGTGTCCTTGACCTCATCGCTGACAGCACCGACCAAGACTACACCACCTTCTCAGGCGGTGAGGACACGGGCGCATGGACTATCCTGCCCCTCGTCAATGACGAGCGTGGCGAAGTCTATGCCTCGTGCCTCCGCACCCCCAATGGTCGCATCCAACGCAACACCCGTGTTGAATTCTCTTTCCGACCCGCTGTCCTCACCGATAGTGAGCCGATTGAGGAAATTGATTGGGACACCCACCCCGAAGAGATGGCTGAGCGCATGGATGCCTACACCGCCGAATTGGAGGCGATTGAGGAAACCGATGACACCACCACCGTTGAGGCGATCGTTGAGGCGATTGAGGAAACGAAGGGTGCGTTTGAGCGTGTGTTCGCTGAGGATGTTGGTGATTCGCCACAGCCTGTGGAGGAACAGCCCGTTGATGTGAACCTCGCTGTGAACCTCCGCTACACCGCCCCACCCGGTGTTGAATTGACCCCTGAATACCTCGCTATGGTTGAGCGAGCCATCAACAACGGCTTCGGGCAATTCATTGAAACCGTTGCCCCCAAGGGGCAGGGCGGATTGGACATCACCGTTGAGCCTGTCGTGGAGGACATCACAAACACTCAGGAGGATGAGTGATTCATCATAGTCCACACAGCGAGCGGTTAATATAGACCATCCGCTGTGGGTCAGTCAAGGAGGAATAAAAATGCAATCCGAAAACCAAACCGTAGCCAGCACTGAGAACAACACCAACATGGTTGTGGTGGGGCGAATCGCCCACCGCACCATGACCCATGTGGGGGTGGTCTATCCATCCCCATCGGGTCAATCTGTCCTCGTCGTGAACCGACAGGACATCAACACCACGCCATCCACAGGACTCCCCCTGCCCAACAGCAGTGACCGTGTGTATGCCTTCAAGCGTGCCGTGTGTCCTTCGTGCAACAACGAACCGTCAGCCCGCCGCCAAATCGTGTTCACCACCGATGAGGATGGCAACGAAGTGCGAAACACCATCAAGTGTGCCTCGTGCGACGGCAAAGGTCACATCAGCGACTTCACCAACGGACATGAGCCTGTCATTGATGACGAAGCACAGGCGTTGGTTGATTCCCTCGCTCAAGGCGACCTGCCTGATGTCCACACCCCTGCCTTTCAATCCATGATGAAGGGTGGTCGCAACGGGATCATGACCGAGTGGGATGTCCACATCACCCCTGTGTTCGCAGGTGCGATGGTTGATGGCGAATTCAAGGAATTCACCCCTGCCCAAGTCCAACACTTCAACGCCGACTTCAAGTCCGATGATATGCCTCACGGACTCCCTGTCGGGCGACCCAAGACGGGCGTGTATCACACACTCCAACACCGTGAGGCTCTTGAGCCGTTCATCGCCCACTGCGACACCGCAGGACTCCGCTACAACCTGTGGGGTTCTAACGGCGGTCAAGATGCTTACATGGACATCATGCTCGCTGAGAACGGCACTCGCAGTGAAGTCATCGCCTCCCTCAAGGCTCTCCGTGAGTCAGCACAGATGGATGGCGACTTCACCATGCCCGCGCTTCGTGACAACCCACAGGCTGTCATCAAATTCGGTGTGCAATTGCACCACTCGTTTGACGGTGCGTTCACCATTCGTGGCTACGCTGAGCGTGTTGCGTGCTTGAACGGCATGGTCGCCACCGACACCAAGAACCTGCTGTCCGTTCAGCACAAGAAGGGTGTCATGGCTGAATTGAATTTCACCGACCTCGTGCCTCTCATCATCCAATCCGCGCTTGAATTGTATGGCGAGATGCTTGAAGTGGATGCCATGAACAACCTCTCCATCAACGACACCGAATTTGAGTCCATCCTCGTTCTCGCTGAGAAGCGTGGTTTGCTCTCTTTCCCATCAGTCGGTAAGAACAACCAATTGACGGGCGGGCGTGTGTTCCGCTGTGCTGTTCAAGGTTGGGCTGACCCATCGTTGCCTTGGGTGTCTGTCGGTCAAGGTGAGGGCGATTCAGCACGAACCTTGAACCACATTTACAACATCCTCACGGGCATCCTCACCCATCAGGTTGAGGCTAACGATGCTCACGGCAAAGTCACGGGCGGCAAAGCCATTTCCGTGACCCGTGTTCAACAGCAATTGCGTGATGTTCACACCTTCATGCGTGAGATCCAAAACACCACTCGTGCTGAGGCTTTCGCTAACGGTTGCACCACCGCTGAGGACATCGCCCAATGGGTTGAATTCAACGGCCACCCAATGCTCAACAACACCACCCACGATGACGCTGACGAGGGACACATCCTCCCTCGCATCACCGTTCACATGGGGACTGAGGACGAGCGCAGTGTTCAATTGACCTCGGTGTTCGCACGCCCAATGGTGGCTTGATTCGGAGGTTCGTGATTCACCACACATCACTCACACGGTTTCGGTGTCCTATGACGGACTCCCCTCGTGCATCCCATCCGCCTGACGGGACTCTTGAGGACACCGAACCCTGTGCAACGATACAGGAGAGATACACATGACGACAACAATCCAAACCCGCACGCCCACGCCCGTCAAGGTGGTGTTCCGATACACCCCTCGCACCGTTCTGTCAAGCACCGCCATCACAGGTGAATTGGCTGACCTCGTGAAGCGCATGAGTGGCTTCGCCACCGACACAGGCACAGACACCGTTGAAGATGTCCAAGACGAGCGTGTGTGGGCAATCCTGCCCTATCACCCCCTCCCCGAAGGGGAGAAGTCCAACGACATGGTGGCTGTGCTTCTCGCTGACGGCACTCGTGAGGTTCACCATTGGCCCACGCTCATCAAGGACACCACCGAAGCCACCCCTGAGCAATACGCTCGCATGATGGCTGACATGGAGGACAACGGGTATGAGGTTGAGCCGATCACCGCACGCCAAGTCAATGCACTCCTTCGCCGCGCTGAACGCCCGGTGGTTAGTGCTGAACGACAGGCATCCACCGATGAGGACTTTGAGGTTGAGGACATCAGCATTGACGGCTCGTTCACGGGCGACCTTGACGCATGGAACAATTCAACATTTCAGGAGGATTGGGCATGAGCGACATTCGTGACCTCGTGCTGTTCATCCTCACCGGGAGGGATGCCGATGAGGTGCGTGCGAAGCGTGAGCCTCAGCCCCGACCTGTGGACGACACCGATGCGTGGAGAGGATTTGAACCAACGGAGTGATTCACCATGAATGACATACAGATTGGAGATGTGTTCGCACACCGCACGCTCACCATCAAGACACCGTTCACCCCTGTGCCGTTCCCTGCGACCTTTGAGGTTCAAGGCTATGTCAATGACATGAACGGCACGAGGATTACCCTGCGTGCCTTACACCACTACAACCGCCCACCACTGATGAATGGGCATGAACGCTCGCTCAACGCTACACTCGTGACCGAATTGCCTGATCCTCATGGGGAAACCTTTGATGTTCCCCCGGAGGCTCTTGAGAAGCACTTTGTGTTCCTTCGCCATGCTGATGGAGGGATTTGATGACGGGCTTCACGCCACAGAAGTGGGAGGCGATGCCGTGGGGTCGCAAAGGAAAGAAGGCACGCAGGGTGTGGCTGACAGTCAAGCGCGTGTCCGGGTCAGCACCCACGATCATCCACTACATTCCCCCTCAGCCATCCCGACAGCAACGAGCCATGTGGGTGATTGAACACGAATCACAGACCTTGACATTCTCAGGCACAGCCACCGAAGTGGTGGAGGAAATTGAAGAGGTGTTTGCATGACCGAATCCATCACTCTCCCCGACTCCTTGACCATCCACTTCACCAATGACCGTTTCAGCACGCTGTGCGGTCAAGCCATCCTCTCCGACACCCCTGTGGTGTTTCGTCATTTGCATCCGTCAGGCTATGCACCGACATACCTGTGTGAGATTTGTGAGGAAAGACACACGGCAAAGACGAGAGGACAGGTGATTTATCGCTATGATGACGAAGCAAACACCTTCATTGAATACGATGAGGCTTAAATACGCCACAGGGTATCGGAGAACACACACGGAGATGAAAACATGACCGCATTGAAAGAAGCATTAGACAAATTAGACGCAATCAGGGGCGACATTGAACGCCTCGTTGAGGAACACGGTGAGGCATTGATGCCTCTTGAAGAAAAGGTCAAGGAATTGTCCGAAAACATCACCGAGATTGACACGAGCATTGAGGACTTGGAGAGGCGTGTTCAAGTCATTGAGGACAATTATATCACCGGGAATGATCTTGACACAAACGCACCATCCACACATGACCTTCTCTCCCTCATCAACGAATTGCAGGAACACATCGCTCGCAACGAAGGCGGTGCTGTCGGCATGATGTTCACCACGAATCCTCGGTGATTGACATGAACACTTTCTTCTTTGACCCATGTGCCTATGTTTCGGCACAAATGATGGATGACAAACGAGTGGGAAAAATGATAATTGAATCGGGCCAATTGTTCACCGCCTGTATTCGCATCACCCTCGCTGACAACGGCTTCACCGATGAGGCGATTGAAGCGTTGATGGAGGAATACGGTATTGTGACATCCAAAGGCACGACATGGCGTGTCACCCATCGCAACCACCCCTCAAGCCTGTGGTGTCGTGAAGCATACGAGAACGCTTCATGGGTCATTCACCATGCTCTCGGACTCATCAACCAATTCACCATCCGATTCGGCAAAGTGCATGGTTGCGCTCTTGCGATTGCAGGAATGTTTAGGCTCTTGGAGGACATTCTCAAGCCATTGATGATGCCCGGTATGACGAAGCCCCCACAATGTATGCCCGATGAATTCAAGCATGACGATCCTTGCATCGCCTATCAGCAATATCACCACTCCAAACCTAATGTCTATTGGAGAAAAGGCGTGGATGCACCTGCTTGGTGGCGAAGCGTGGAGGTGATTCAATGAGCATCAGTCCCGGTGACTATTTTGCCTGTCGCAAATGTGGATTGAAGTCCTATTGCACCATGTATCTGTTCTGTGAATCGTGCGGTCATCAGGATGCTGATGACAGGAAAAACATGGTGAAGCGTGGGCGTTGGACTCCCAAGCCCTGCGTGTGCTGTCATGGAGAGGATTCAAATAGACCACAGGGAGTGGATGGGTCGTGAGCCGTATGAAAATTAACCAAACCACCCAAGTGAAATCCTGTGCTAAGTGCGGGAATCAATTGATTTACGAAAGAAGAGAAGGGGTATCTGTTGATGGTAAAATTGATCAACGCCAAATGAAGAGGGAACACTTTTGCATAGATTGTAATTCCGACTGTGAGGTAAAGTGGACAACACTACACCATTGGACTCATGCACTTCGCTCAAACGAGTTAGGTGTTGATGAGGAATTCCCACTTATTAAAGAGGACAAAGCATCAGGAGAAAGACGCTTCGCATCGCCATACACATGGGCCTATCACAATGTGAAATCACAGGTTCTTGATATGATTGCTGAAAGCCGTGGTGGTAAAGCGTTTGAATACGATTCGGATGGGCGACTTGTGCCGAAGGAGGAATGGTGATGCCCCTATACCGTTGGCAACAAGAGGCACTTGACCTGTGGATTGATGAGGAATCCGACAGGATGGACAACAAGAAAATGACCGTAGCCGCCGTGACAGGTGCGGGCAAAACATGGCTCGCTCTTGAAGTCGCACGACATGAACAGGAATTGGCTCTCGCTGATGAATGCACACTTTACATCACCGTGGTCGTTCCTCGCAAAGCACTGATGCCCCAATGGAGAGAGGCTTTCAACAACCACTTCGCATTCCAACATCTCACCATCGGGAGAAAGGGTGGTGGAGGTATCAAGGGTTGGTCGCCCAATCCTGTCTGCGCCGATCCCATCAATATCAATATCATCACCATCAACGCACAGCGTGAAGGTAAAATGCAAATTGCACACAATCGCCATTTGGTGATCGTTGATGAATGCCACAACCTTCGTGGTGCGAAGAATCGCAACGCCATGAACCCTAACTTCATCGGTGAGGAAAGCGTGAAGATTCTCGGACTCAGTGCTACACCACACCCCACCCCCGAAGCGAAGCGGGTGGTTGAGGAATTGTGTGGTGAAATCAAATACGCATACCGATACGCTCAGGCTCTTGAGGATGGCGTTATCCCGTCATTCGTGGTGAACGCTGTGAACATTCCCATGAACGATGAGGAAACGAAGGAATTGGATGATTGGGATAGCAAAGTCAAGTGGGCTTTGAAGAAGGCTGACAACGCATGGGGTGCTGAGAGGAACAAAATGCTCAACATCGCCAAGCAATACGGTATTCAGCGAAAGCAATTCCTCAACCGTGTCAAGAGCCGAACCCACATGGCTCTAAGGATTCTCAACAAGCATCAAGGTCAGCCGACCATGTTGTTTCACGACAGGACTGAGGATGTTGATCGTTTGGCTGAATTGACACCACATCTCAACCCGGCTGTGTATCACAGCAACCGACCATCAGCCGATGAGGAAATTGAGTCATTCATCACAGGTGACACAGATGTTCTCTATTCTTGCATGGCTTTGACTGAGGGCTTCAATGTCCCTCGTGTCAAGGTGGCTGTGATGATGTCCGGGTCAAACGCACCGTTGAGGCGTATTCAAACGCTTGGGCGTTGCCTTCGTGGTGATGACGATACGCCCAATGAAATCTATTTCCTTTACATCAAGGGAACGAAGGATGAGGATGGACTTCGCAACCTGATTCGTGAAGCCGATTTGCCGACTTCGGTGATGAGGTATTTCACCATGAACGGTGAATGGATGGAGGAATCATCGCCCACCGTTGTTGGTGAAGCACCTGTGTTCCGTGAGCGAAAGGAACGCCCTCAATGCCCGAAGTGCGAGCGCACATTCAGGGGTGAGGTTGGACTCAACAATCACCATTGTGTCCCAAAGCGACAGGGGGAATACGGTTCAAAGGAAAGGAGGCAACGCCTCCGTGACATCCTATCGGGAAAGCATGACGACATGACCTTTGATGAATTTGCGGATGGTTGGTGATGAACGATGTATAGAATACAGAAGGACACAGTGGACGGCTTTGAGGGTCGGTGGATGATGTATGGAGGCGAATGGACATCTAAACAGTGGGCCGAAGAGAACGCCGAAAAATTGAGAGGGCGTGGCTACACAGCCCGTGTGCATAGCACTACACAAACCGTCAAGGTGCGAGGTGAAATTTGTTGGGAGGGAGAGCGTTGGTTCGCTCAAAAATTCAGACCCGATGAGGCTGTGGATTTTCGCAAAGGGCGGTGGGTGAAATACAAAGACCCATCAAACAAATCGTTGGATTTGACTAACCTCATTCCCATTGACGGGTCGTGGGATCCACCGACTTTTCAACAGGGTGTGATTTTCTCCGAAGAGGAATGAGCGTATCGTTGTTTAATATGTCAGGGGGCTATCGGATGAACATGGCCCGCAAAACCTATCCCAAGAAGCCCAAGACCCACAAGCGAAAGCGACACGCAATTGACCACGAATGGTTGGACAATGCGTTTCGCATCAATTATCTCCAAGACGGTGAAACAATGGCGAGCATCGCCAAGCGATATGTGCGTGTCAAGAAAACAAGCACCGTGGGTTCAATCACCGCCGCGCTCGCTGTCAAGAAGAAAGCCCATGAAACCAAATTGAAAGAGGCACGACAAGCACGACGAGTCATCGCCATCGCTGAGGCACGAAATGTCTTGGAGAACCAAAAGCACAATCGCCCCATCACGCCGTCAAGCATACAAGAGGCTCAGGAATCCGATGCCCCACAGCACTTCACGGTTCGTCACGATTCACCTACATTGAAGTCGCTTCAAGACAAAGCCGACTATCACTTGAGCCAATACAAATCGGCTCTCAAGGAAATCCTTGAGGTGATTGGTGGTGAACAATAAGGACTTCATCGCCACATTCACCACGAAAGCCGTTGATGAAGTGGCCTCAGCGAAGAGGCGGATTGCCGATTGGCGAGCCGTTCTCAGTGAATTGCACGCAGATCGTGGTGCTTTGTTGGGGAGTCAGCAATACAGCGAAATGTCGGGGATTGAACAGGCGAGAGTGTTGGGGGAAATTGATGATGGCATCGCTTCAACCAAGCACCACATTTCAGTCATTCGTGATGAATTGTTCGCTATGTCAATACCACGCACTCACATTCATCGGTGCAAACGCATCATCAATCGGCTCTTGAAGGAATCAATTTTTGACGAATACAGGGAGGGAACAGAATGAGTCAGGAATGGGGAATCCGATACGGCACACACGGTGAGGGTTTCGTCATGTCTATTTCCGGGCCACTTCACGGTGGTTGGCACAATGTTCTCGTGGAGTGTGATGAAGCACACATGAGTCAGGAAATCAAAGAAACGGTTCAAGAGATCGTTGAGGAAAACGGATTTCACCGACCTCATGGGAATTGGGATTGGACACGAATCAACACCACATACATGAGGAAATCCACGACTTATCACGAAATACGGGTGCGGAGGAATCCAAATGCAGAACCACGAGAAGAAGAATAATTGTCCTGATTGTGGTCGCCCCATGTTGATGGAGAAGGAAACCAAATACGACATCATCACTGCGATGGAGAGGAATGTGTTGAAATGCACACAATGTCGCAGGTGGAAATACGAGGGGAGTGATTGAATGCCTTTACCTCCACCAACCAATGAGGATTTCAATTGGGCTAACCGCCTGTGGAATACGCTCGTGATTGCTGACGAAGGACAGGGGCGACAGGGAGGAACATGGGATATGCCCTCCGTTGGTCGCTATGTTCGGACAGGACTGACCGAATTGACATTCACTGAAATTCATGGTGACATGACCGCCCCTGACCGACTTGGCATCACTCTCTTTGAGAAGCACGATTGGATTTGCGCTCTCGCTGAGGGAATTGGGTGGGTGATTTATGACGAAGTGCGAAAGGCTGACCTTGAGGAATCCGACTTTGATCCTGCCGAACCACCCATTGAACACATCGGGATGGTTCATGTGTGCGATTGCTCACTCATCTATACCGTGAGGGGTCAGGACTGTAATGAGCGTGTCCTCGTGGGAGAAGAAGGCGGGTGCTTGAATCCTCAATGTGCGGGACTCCTGCCCGAAGTCCATAGAGGTGTTTTTAACCACATTAACGAAACGGCACTCATCGCCAAGATGGAGGCGTTAGAACGCTTGATTGCTATTGACGAAGGCGACCTCCCCGCACCACCAATACCTATTGACCCAAGTGGACAGATGACTTTGTTTGAAGAGGAATAGGTTAATATAGACCACCCGTTGTAGCGTCGTCATGGCGAACACAAACGACCTCCCAAAGTGCATCGGATGCGGGCGACCCATCCAAGACAAACCAAAGCAGGTGATGATTGCTGTGCGTTCCGCACAAGACCATGCCCGCTGTCAGACCTGTTGGGAGGTTGGTGATTTGTTCCTCATAGCACAAGGAAAAGGTGATTTAGCATGAGCAAAAAATTGTTTCAAGAATACGCACAAGGACTGACTGATGAGCAAATGCGTCAATTGACGGGCGTGGGGGCATCCCTGCGTGACTTCGGTGAAGCATTGGAGAAGGAGTGGCTCGCACGCAACGGTGCGAACCTCAACGCTGAGGAACGCAAAGAGAACAAAGGTGCGCCAAACGCTGTGGCGAACCCGGTGATTGATGTTGAAATACCCGATGTGCTGTGTGTGATGCTTCGCCCATCGCCTTCAACCAACAATAAGACTCGTGGATATGGCTACGCCAACGATGTGGGTCTGTCGGACAAGGTGAAATTCGGGAATGTTCCTCCTTCGCTTTTGACTGAAATTTTGGTGGACAAAATCGCCACCATGCTCAACGGCAAAGTCGCTGAGAAGGCACTCAACGATCTTCGTGATGCTCTCAGGAATTGTATGTCCATTGATGACGAAGGCAATTTCACCTTTGACAAGAAGAAAGCACCACCTCTTCAACACCCGGTTGAAGTGGCTGAGTGGATTGACTCTCTCAAGCAGGAATACATTGGCTCAACGGCGGGTGCGACCCACACGAGCATGGAGGTTGTGCCTATCCCAATTTCACCCGACGCAACGGTGGAGGAAACATCACAAACGGTGGAGGTGAAACAATGACTTGGGAAATTAGCGAATTGACATACGAGAGAACGGGAGAACACAGGGGTTGGATGCTGATTAACACCGAAACCAAGCGAACCATCGCTTGCGAATCGGAAGAGGAAGCAAAGGCTATTCGGGAAGTGATGAAATGAACACCCTGAATCAAATCCCCTGCATCAAGTGCAAATTCCCCACGCTCGTTGGGTATTTGGACACGAAAGACAAAGCCATCGTTTTGTCCTGTGTCAATTGCTATCACAAGCACCGATTTGTTGTCAATAATGAAGTGAAGGGGGAAGAGGAATGAACAAAATTGTGCTTGGGGATTGTGTTGAAACACTGAACGACTTGGATGAAAAGAGCATTGATTTAATTTACCTTGACCCGCCCTTTTTCTCCAATCGCCAATACGAAGTCATTTGGAAAGATCGTTTTGAAACCGCTTCTTTCCGTGACCGTTGGGAAGGTGGCATTGAAACCTATGTATCGTGGCTCGTTGAGAGGCTTCGTGCTTGTCACCGTGTCCTGAAAGATACGGGGGTTCTCGTTTGTCATTTGGATTGGCACGCCTCACACTACATCAAAATTCAATTGGATGGAATTTTTGGCTATCACAATTTCATCAATGAAGTCATTTGGCAACGGGATAAGCGCACTAAATTGGGCGGAACACGCTCATATGGTGTTGCTGATGACCGACTTCTCATCTATTCAAAGACGGGTGAACACCACTTCTCAAACATCACTGTTCCCTACACGAAAGAGGAATTGGCGAAGAAATTGAGGAATGAAAATCCCGATGGGAGAAAGTGGAGTCCTGCCCCTATCACACTCTCGTCGTCTATGGGGAGGCGACCCAATCAAGAATACACATACAAAGGCTACACGCCTCCATACGGATGGAGGATGATACAAACCTCGCTTGAAGCGTTGGACAATGACGGGCGTTTGCATTGGTCGGACAAGGGCATCCCAAGTCGCAAAATGTATGCTGAGGATTTGAAAGGAAAGCCCCTGAATACCGTGTGGACTGATTTACCTCGCTTGGTATCATCGTCAAAGGAGGCGATGGGTTATCCCACACAGAAGCCACTCGCTTTGATTGAACGCATCATCAGCACATTCACCACAAAGGACTCGGTTGTTCTTGATCCTTTTTGTGGATGCGGAACGACTATCCACGCCGCCCAAAGACTTGGGCGTTCATGGATTGGTATGGACATCAGCCCGGTGGCTGTGGACTTGATGAGGAAACGCCTTGTTGAACACGAATCACTGAGGCTCAACATTGATTTTGAAATTGAAGGAATCCCTGAGAGCGAAGAGTCTTTGTTGTCAATGAATCCAACCCAATTTGCTGATTGGTGTTGCCACCGACTCGGCGGTATTCCTAACCCAAAGCGTGTGGGCGACATGGGAATTGACGGTTGGGATCGCGAGGGAAATCCAATCCAATCAAAACAGCATAGGAAAGCAATCGGGAGAAACACGGTGGACAATTTTGAAACCGCACTTCGTAGGGAAAAGAAAACAGAAGGAACGATTGTTGCCATTTCCTTTGGGCGTGGGGCGAAGGCAGAAGTCGCTCGTGCTAAACGAGAGGATGGTATCACCATCCATTTGGTTTCGGCTTTTGATTTGCTCAATGAACAAGAGCGCGACTTTCAGGAATTTGTCGCCAAGCACGACTACGGACTGTTGAGGTGGACTGAATGACAGGACGATACAACCAACGACTTGAACGCAAAATCGCCACCGACTTCAACGGTGGAGAGGAATTGCATATTCTCACGCAGGATGCTAAAGGAAAACGCATCCTCAATCTCAGGCTCTATCGTGAAGCACCATCACAGGATGGACACACGGGCTACACGAAGAAGGGATT